TGCTGGTATTGATCCTCGGTCAATTGCGCTTGTGCGGCGGCTAGCTCGGACGCCGGGAGAATCCCGCTGGTTGAGGCGGGCAAGCGCAGCAGGAACCACTCGCTAGGGTTTCGAGTGGCTAGTTCGTAGATGTCATAAAACTGGTTGCGTCCCTTTGGAGTACCGCCGAACACGCACCATCCGTTTTTATCACTTAAGGCGGGGCGAATGACGTTGCCCCACACGCTCGGTTTCCAATCTCCATATTCATCGGCGTACACCCCCGAGTAGCCCATTCCGCGCATCGCATCTGCGTTGTCAGCCCCGAACAAGCGGATCTGGCTACCGTTGATGAGCGTGATCGTCAGCTCTTGTTCGTTGACCGATTGGATGATTGGGTGTGCGCCATCCTTGAAATATTGCCATGCGACTGCCTTGGCCTGGGATCGGTACGGTGCGACGTAGGCGAATAGGCCATATGGCCCCCGATACATAGCAGCAGCGCGGATCATGTCATTGACCGCGGCGACGGTCTTACCTGCGCGGCGGTGTGCGACAAGGCAAGCCCAGCGTTTCGTGCGCTCATGGAACGGCATGAACGCTTGGCGTGGGCGGTAGGGCAGGATTATTCGGGCGCCATCCATCCGATCTGTACCTTAACCGGGCCGTTGTCCTGGCCGGTGATCTCTTGTCGTGCCAGTTTCGGAACGTGGTACTCAAGCAGGGTGCTGAAGCAGTCAAAGGCAGCCTGCGCGCCTTTCTCCGCAGCGATCTCGTCTAGCCATCCTTGAAGGCGGTCTGCATTCCCGTCCACGAATGCGGCTATCGCCTCTCTGGCGGCCTGTGTGGACTTATTAGGCGTACCTGCCTGCCTACCGCCTGTTTTCTTACCCTTTGCCATCTGTTTAGGTCTACTTTAGATTTAATCGTTTAGCGTGGTATACTAACGGCATGAAATCAGAAATAGAGACTCTGACACCTTACGTCAACACCGACGTTAAGATTCCCCGCAAAATGCGTGACGCTTTGACCTTGCATGAGACTTCATGTTGTGTGCGGGGCGTTAAAACGGTAAGCGAACAAACGGTTCGGCAATTCTTAACTGACCGATACGACGCTAATTTGGCTGCCATGTTTAGTCCCAAGTATCTGCTCAATAACCCAGACGTTTAAGTATGTCGGCGGTCAATATTCCTGTTCGGGGCTGCATCAATGCTCTGAAATCACGGGGGTTCGGATTGCGCGGATCGGCCATACGTCGGGCCGCTGCTAAATCAGGCAGAAGTTCGTAAGCCTGCACATCCTTTTCTAACCGACCTAATCCTTGGCCGGGCAATCCTGCCGGGTACGATGGGTGACCAGATTGAGCAATTGTCGGCGAGCCAGCAAATACCTCACCCACGTTTTGCAATCCCGTATCAGCGGCGGTGTATTGACGAGGGTCTGCGACGGCTAATCTTGCCTCTCCAATGTTTAACCCGCCTGCGTTTCTGTAATCAATGTCTAGCATTTCGCGGATCGCGTCTCGGTTCATTTGTGACGCTTTCTGATACTGCTGTATACCTTTTTCAGAACCTAACCCTGCCCAATCTGGAATGAATTGTTTAATTTTTTTATCAATTTCGCGCTTGACCGATTTAGACATTACGGCATCAGCGTAATTCAGCATAGTCTCCCCGGTCATTGCAGCAAAATCACCACCGGAGGGCGTCATTCGGTAAGGCAAAAACAATGGGTTTTGTCCCGTCACCTCTTTTGCTTCCCGCGCCATTTTTTGCAGCGTGTTGACGGGACTAGTTCCTGATGCCCATACCATCCCTGGGTTTTCAAACATGAAATCTTGACCGCCCTGCAAATTTACTGGACGGTTTAGCGTCACATCGTTTATGCCTTTTAGGACGCCGCCCGCCGCTGTCCGGTCACTTTGACTGATAATAAACGGGCGACCCTCAAATTGCGTTAATGACACTTCGGGCGCGTTGACCGTTCCACGAGATTCAACAACCGGCGTTAATGCCTTCAACCGCGCTTGTTCTTTAACGCGATCATCAAACCGAGGGTCAAAATCGGCAACCCTTGCCATCGCAGGGTCAAAGCCCTTCAACGCACCGATTAACCGTCCTACGGGCAAAGCCGACGCAGCGGCCATTGCCATACCGGCCTCGTCATCGGCTCGGCGGGCGCGTTCAACGTCACGGGCAGCGAGGGCTTGGCCTACGCCGGGGATAAAACTACCGCCCATCTCTAGCGCCACATCTACGGCATCGGATTCTTGCGGCTGATCTAGGCTCGTCAGGCGCTTTGCCTTCTCGTCAATGTACGCAAGCGCAGCGGCAAGGCGTTTGCGATCCTTTGCCATTTATTTAAAACGCTCCAGCTTGTAAATCAACGTTGTAATCTCGGCAACGATTTCGTCCACAATGTTTTGCAGGTCAGTTTCCTGCGGTAAGTCGCCTCGGATACCCTTCACAAACGTCAACAGGCTATCGGCGTATTTTTTCGCGTCCGATTGAACCTTAAAACCTTCGGGATAATCCGCCAGCGGGATAATTCCCCTGTGTCCCTGGTAACTCTCCGCCCAACGGTCGGCAAGCCCCACAATATTTTCATAGTAATGGCCCAGGGCTTTATGGCTCGCGTAGCTTGCCGTCTGCAAATGAAGGAAGTGCGTCGCGGTGGCTGAATGCAGCAAAACACCTACGAATTCGGCAGCGTCCTTGTGGCTCATTGCGGCGTTAACCTTAAATTGGGCAGGATGATTGCAGTCGTAGCATCTCCCAACGCAAACCGCTCTGTCAACTGCCGTTCGGGCGGGTAAACCAAGATGCGATGTGTGAGATCAATTTGCATCGCATTCCAGACACCCTTTTCAATTCCCTCAAAGTCATCGAGGGTGATGATCGTGTTCGGCGTAAACAGGCGCTCGAGGTGCGGCTTGTCGTCCGGCTGTAATCGCCCGTCCAGGTGTAACAGGTCAATTTTGCCATCTAATTTGCTGAACATTTCTGTGGAACTCCCGTGGTATTGCGTAATCTTGGTTGCGATCGGGAGTTTGAAATCGTGAGTCATGTCGCAGGTATGCGTTTCCGCACCTAAACGCGACAACACAAAGGTTGATTTGCCGATGTAGGTGCCAATTTCGGCTACCACTTTGGGACGGTAATAACGCACCACAGCCCAGAGTGCGATGAGCGAGGCGTGATTGGTGCTGCCGGTTTGGCGGGCAGGGTCGAGCTTTTCCAGCCCCTCAATGATGTGCCAGGGCAGATCTGGCAGGTCAGCGAAAAGAGTGTCCCATATTGCACGGGATAGACGCTTTCGGTTCACATTTAGCATATATTCTCCTGATGTTTGTCTTTTTCCACGTTGGCGACGACATCGCCATGCCCACCGCGATGGTGTTCTCCATTCGGCGCCACAACCCTGACGCGACCATTATCCAAGTCACAAACGGCTATACGCCTGTCGTGCCTGGCGTCTCGAGGGCGTTCGTCACCCAAGGCAATCGGCAGTACCTGATGCAATGGCGCACCAATGCGTTCGCCGAGCTGGGGCTGGTCGAACCGGCGTTCTACATGGACACCGACATGATCGTGCGTCACCCGCTGAACGTTGAGGCGATCCTCGAGGGGGCGGTTGCTATGACCAGGCGCGAATTCAACCGTGATGCCGTCTTTAACCCGCGGCAACGCGGCCAGGACTTTAGCGAATACACCGGCAAGACCCTTGATGAGATCTACCCTTACGTCGGCTGCTGCACGATTACGGCTGATTGGGGCGTGTGGGCTGACCTTGCCGAGATGTATAACGTCCTGCCGGATAAGTTTCGCGTGTGGTACGGCGACCAGGAAGTGCTGCGGGAGTACGCCAAGCGTGTCCCTGTCCAACACCTCCCAGAATCGTACTATGCCTGCCTGCCGGAGTTTCTCGAGCAACACCCTGACCCTGCCATTGTCCATTACAAAGGCGCCCGTAAGGCTTTAATGCTCAACGGAGCTGCTCCGGTTTAATTGCAGCCAGGTATCGCTCCATCAACTCGCGCACCGTAGTCTCGGGATCTCGAGCAACGTAAAACTCCCCGCGGGGTTCAAACACTTGCCGGAACCGCTCCTGGCTCGGACGTAGCTTTCCTTTTTCGACTTTGATTTCGACCCAGCAAGTCCAAGGCACCCCGTCCGGCAGCAGCCTGACGACGAGCCGATCGGGGACGCCGCCGTTTGAGGCGAAGTCTAGGACGTCGAACCCGGCTAGGGACAGCGCCTGGCCAATGACTCCATCGTTCGCGTCTCTCCTGGCTCGGTATCTCATCTCGAGCCTCGTTGATGCAGCGACCCAGCCAGATAATCCACCATGTCCTATTTCCCCGTTTTAATGCCGGCACGTTCACGCAGTCTCTCCACAGCTCGTTCACCCCACAACTGGCGCACCAGGCCAATGACATCTCGATCCGACAGCACAGCAGCCGGGCCAACCTCACGGATCAGTTCGGCCACTCGGTCTTTATTAACCTCAATGCCTCGAGCAAGTTGGGCGTCGTAGAAGCGTAAACGGTTCAGCGGGGATTGTTGTACGAGTTCATTCCACACCGCGGCATTACGGTGGATGTGATGTTCTAGGTTGTGACTAGGTTTAGGTTCTTCTGATTTAGTTTTAGTCGGAAAATACTGGTGTAAATCACCCATATACATAACCTCTCTATGGTTTAGAACTGATGACTGATGGTGAACTCTGCACGGTTGAGACGGAGTACGCCTAACGTGGATCGTGCAGAGATTAGATGACTGACGGAGCCACCCTGCTGTCGGCTACTTTTCACCGGATTGCTCCGGTTGCCATTTGCGCTTCCCGACAATACGCCGCGCACCTAAAGGCTGGCTGCCCCGATTTAGGTTTAAGGTGGCTCTGTGCGTTGTTTCCCCGACCAGAGTACCCGAGCTGTTGGGCGTGGTGGGGTGGTTGACATGACTAGGACAGTCAGTCACACTTCCATCACGCTTAATCCGCAAATCTAGCGTAAGGCAGCCCCCCTGCCGCGTCAAGCCCCCGCTAACCGGGGGTTTTTCGTTTCTAGCGTCATCTACGGCCTGACAGACGATCTTAATGACCGCTGCCCTCTCCCTTGCCTTACGCCGTGAAGCCCTTGCAGACGCACGGCGCTCGCTTATACGCGACCAATAGTAGGCACGGTGATAGGCGGTGCGGCTCATAACGCCTCTACCGCAGCAATACGCTCACCGATCCAACGCATGACAGGCACAGCCATACTGTTGCCCATTGCCTTGTAGCGTGGGCCGTCAGGTGATTCAGGCTTGTTGCGCCAAGGAATGTTGGTGTAACCGTCTGGGAAGCCTTGTAGGCGTTCGCACTCAACGGGTGTGAGGCGGCGCACTTGCATTGCTGCTACCCCATGCCGATCCGTTTTGGTTAAGCACGGCGACACATCGTGCATCGGTTCAACGGCATTGCCGCCATTCTCTGGCTGCCTACCGATCCAATTACCAGGGATGCCGTAAGTTAATTGACAAATGCCATCTTGCCGACCGCCTTGACCTCCTCGCAATAAGGTTCCTGCGACGTTTACAGATGGGTTCATTTCGCTATCCCATGCCATAGGTTCTACTGCAAACGTATCGCTCTCAACGTCATTACGTCGGCCAATGCCTGCGGTAAGCGTGTTAGCAACAAATGTTTCGCTGCCGCCACCTAATACGCCTCCACTTGCCTTTAGCGTTCCTCCGACGTTTTCTGCGCGATATTGTGCAAGGCTGCTTTCAAAGAAGGTGGAAGAGTTTTGCCCCTTTTCTCGGCTCGGCGCAGGATGCCCTTGCAAGCTGTGGCGCTCAAATAAAACCGCTGCGGCACGTTGCCAGTTTCCAAGGTGTCCGACAACGAACACACGACGGCGGCGCTGGGCCACTCCGAAGTATTGAGCGTCA